ATGCCTACAATGTTATAAATGATGTAGTATGATACAAGTTGGAATTTATATTCAGAATGCAGAGACATTGGTATATGACAGAGTTGATTTATTTGGCGATGAAAAAATATCTGTGGTTAGTTCAGTGCAAAATGTAAATGACATTTCTAAAACTTTTACGGATTATAGTCAGACCTTTTCAGTACCAGCATCAAAGACAAACAATAAGATTTTCAAACATTGGTACGAAAATTCAAGAGTAAATCCTTTCAGTACATTAGCAAGAGCAAACGGCAGAATTGACGTTGATGGCATTTCTTTTCGTAGTGGAAAAATACAATTAGAGAGTTGCGAAGTAGTTAGTGGACAACCAAAAAGTTATTCTATAAATTTCATCGGAGCGTTGGCAAGTTTAAAGGATAAATTCAACGGTAAATATTTGAAAGACTTAATTACAACTGCTTATGATTTTCCTTATACATCTACTCTTGTGATGAATAAAATAACATCATTAACACCTACATCTCCAGCGACACCAGATATTGGATTTCCATTAATTACATCAAAAAATGTATGGAGTTACGGAACTGGAACAACTTGGAATTTAGGACAAAATGTACATCCAATTTATTACAATGAATTATTCCCATCAGTAAAATTGAGTGCTATGATACAAATGATTGCAACTACTTTTGGAATTACATTTAATATAGGAATGATGTTCAATAGCACCTTTTTTTCTGATAAAAGATTTTTGAACGCACACTTGTATTTAAAAAATGCAGAAACATTTTCATTGCTTACTGGTTCACTAACGAAAATCAATCTTGTATCTTACTCTCAATTAAACAATATTACATTAGGATATTCAGTAGATTTAACAACAGACAGAGTTACAAATATAACTGCAGCTAGTCAATCGGGTAGCAGAAGTTTTTTCGAAAAATATATTCAGTTTAAAATAACACCTACTCAAAGTGCAAAAATATATACAGTTCATTTTTATAAAAATGGAACTCAAATTTTTCAATCCCCTCCACAAACATCAACTGCAAATGTAGAGGTTACTTTTGAAATTGAGTCAGATATGAGAAAGCCTCCAATTGGAACAAATGCTTATTTTGAAGTGTACATCGGAACGACTGACCCAATGACATTCAATTCAAAAATTATTGGTGGAATAGAATATGAAGATGAAAATTCAAGCGTTTATAACACCTTTACATCAAATAGTGCAACTCAAACAACTCCAGCCACAACTTTGCAATTAAGCAATTATATGCCCGATATGAAAGTCGAGGATTTTTTTACTGGTATATTAAAAATGTTCAATCTAACTTGTTATTCAGAGGACAATGGAAATTCATATATCATAAAACAATTAGAAACATTTTACAACGAGGGTACTGATAGAGACTTCACGAAATATATCAAAGCAGATAAAAAGACAATCAATAGAGTAAAGACATACAAAAAAGTAAACTTTGAATATGAGAAGTCACAGTCATTTGTTAATCAAGCCTTTTTGACAAATGCTGGTATTGATTATGGTTCGCTTTTTTATCAAAGTACACCAGTAGCAGATGGAGATGAATATAATATTAAGTTACCATTTGAAGATTTAAACTTTCAAAATTTGAATGGATCATTTCAAGTTGGATATTGCTTAAAAACTGATTACAAACCATATATTCCAAAAGCAATTATTTTATACGACTATACATCATCTGCATTAACATCTGCTCCAACTTGGCACTTTTGCACAAACACATCTGGTAATGCAACAAACTCATTTGGGGTTTACAAAGCATTTGGGCAAGACTATAAGGACACGACAGTAACTCCAAATGTTACATATTCGTTAAATTTCAATGAGCAACAATCAACATTGACAAATCAAGTAATTGAAAATGGATTATTCCAACAATATTACTCAAATTATTTTTTGAATATATACGATTTTAAGGCTCGATTAATCAAAGTGAGTGCTATACTACCGACAAGCATATTAGTGTCGCTTAAATTGAACGATAGCATATTCATTCGTGGCGACAAATTTATTATCAATACTCTCACAATGGATTTAACAACTGGAGAGACACAATTAGAACTATTAAGTGACCAAAGAATATGATAAAACAGATATTAGATTGCCTAAAATTAGATTTCAAACACAATAGTGAATTGATAGCAATAGCAAAGGGGAAGTACAAATTACCCGAGACTTTCAAGGAAGCAGTTAAACCATTAAAAGACATCAAATGGCTCAAGAAGTAGAAGTAAAAGTAAAAGTTGATACTGGTCAAGCAGTCGATGGTGTAAATAATCTTGAAAAGTCCTTTGGCAAGTTAGACAGAAGCGTAGGAACTTCAAAAGAAAAGTCAGTAGACTATGGCAAACAAATTTTGCACAATAGTCAGTTATCTATGAAGTTAAGTCAAGCAACTGGAGGTCTGTCTGATGCTTTTATGGGAGCAGTAAAAGGTATTGACTTGACAAATCTTTCATTAAAGGGATTGAAGAGTGCGATCATAAGTACTGGGGTTGGAGTATTGGTTATAGCATTAGGAGAACTTATTGCTATGCTTTCTGAATTGATGAGTTCTGAAAAAGAAAGTGAGGAAGCAGTAAATTCAATGACACTTGCATTAGCAAAACAATCAAAAGCATTTGATAGTAATACTGAAAATATTAAATTTAATCACGATGTTAATCAGAAGTATGCAAAAGCAAATGGCGCAAGTAAGGAAGTGATGGACAAGGATAATGAAGCCTTTTATAAGTCAGAAAAAATAAGAATACAAGGTCTCATTAGTGCAAATTGGAGTTTAGGAATGTCTATACAACAAAATGCTGATGTAAATGAAGAGGCAAAGAAAAAAATGACTGATGATAATAATGCAAGTGGCGAAAGATTTAAAAATGCATTAGATAGTAATGAAAAAAATTATAGGTCGGGATTAGCAGATAGTTATACACAAGACAAAGCAGACCAAAAAGCAGCGTCTGACAAAGCGTATCAGAAAAAAGTACAAGATGGAGAAAAGGCAAAGCAATTACTATTACAACAACAACAAGCGTTAAAAAATTTAGAGAAAAAATATGCAGATGACATAGAAAATTTAGGAGACAAAACCGAAGAGGACAAACTTGCAAGACAAAAGGAACGTGCATTAGAGGAATTGGATTTGGTTAAAATGTCTGAAAAGGAAAAAGCAAAAGCAAAAGAGTTATTGCTAAAAGATTTTCAGTTAAAAGAAGAAGCGTTAATAAAATCACATTCTGAAAAATTACTAGCATTAAATACTAAACTTGAAGAGGATAGAAATACATTATTAGCAAAGACAGATGAAGAGAAACTAAAGTCAAGTCAAGATAAATCTGCAAAGCAATTAGAAGTAGATTTAACGACATTAAATGCAACAGAAACAGAAAAGGATATAGCAAGAAAAAAACTTAAGGAAACATTCGCTTTACAAGATGCTGAATTAGAAACTGCAAACAAAGTAAAAGCAGATGAAGAGAGGGTAAATATGATTGCTTTAGAATTAGAAGATGATACAGTTTCATTTGAAAATAAAAAAGCATTAATATTAGAGCGTGAAGGAATTTTATTGTCTGATAAAACACTTACTGAAAGTCAAAAAGTAAAGATACATAAAGATGCAACCGATGCTGAAACTAAAATAGACGAAGAGCAACAAAAAGGCAAAATGGAACTTATGAAAGCAGTTTCAGATAGTCTTGATATTGCATCAGAAGTAGTGGGTAAAAATACGGCAGTAGGAAAGTCTATGGCAGTTGCAAGTGCATTAATGAACACGTATCAAGGTATTACTGCTGGGGTTAAATTAGGTTATCCACAAGCAATTCCAGCAGTAGCAATGGCAGCACTAACTGGTTTCAAAGCAGTAAAAAGTATATTGGCAGTAAAGACACCAGCTGGGGGGGGTGCTTCTGCAAGTGCTGGTTCTATGACTACACCTCCAACTGCACCTCCAAGCATAAATGTAGTTGGAGCAAGTCAAACAAATGCGATAGCACAAACAATAGCACAAGGCAACCAACAACCCGTAAAAGCATACGTTGTAGCAAATGATGTAACTACTCAACAAGGATTGGAACGGAATATTATATCAAGTGCGACAATAGGATAAAAGCAAAAAACAAATTTAATACGTTATATAGATATGAAAGTAATAGAATTAGTAATTGACGAGACAATGGAATTGAGTGGAATTGATGCAATTTCGATTGTAGAGAGTCCAGCCATTGAAGAGAATTGGGTAACTTTAAAAGAGCAACAGCGAGAAGTAAAGTTTGCAGAAGTAAGTGCCGAAAAGAAAATCATTATGGGTGCTTTGCTGGTTCCAGATAAGCAGATATACCGAAATGATGAGAGTGGAGAATATATGATTTGGTTTAGCAAAGACACAATCCGTAAGTGTATGGAAATGTTTTTCAAAAACGGAAATCAGTCTAACGCTACTTTTGAACATATGGAACGGATTTCGGGTTTGACTATGGTAGAGAGTTGGATAGTAGAAGATGTAGAAATGGATAAATCAAAACTATACGATTTGAGTGTGCCAGTAGGAACTTGGATGGGAAGTATCAAAGTTGACAACGAAGAAATTTGGAATGAGTTTATCAAAACTGGAGTCGTAAAAGGATTTTCAATAGAAGGTTACTTTGCAGATAAAATACAAACTCCATTGTCTAAAATAGACGACGTAGAAGAGGAGATTATTGCTGGTCTAGAGTTACTATCCATTAAACATTTAATCGATGAATATAAGTCGTAAAAGCACTGGATTTCGTACTCCAAGTAGGACAAGTCCAAAGGGTGGAAGTCGAGGTTGTATATGCGATGACAATACTTACCATAAAGATTGTTGCGATGGCTCGATAATGGCACAAGGAATAGGAATAATACAAAGCGCAACAATTATAGAACCATATATATTACGAGAGGATGGTGGATATTTATTACAAGAGGACAATTATAGAATTATAACAGACATATAAAATGGCAAACAGTAAAATTTCAGCATTACCACAAGCGTTTACAATTTCATCGACAGATGTTGTTCCAATAGTTAGTGGAGGTATTACAAAAAAAGTGACAGTTCAAACATTTAACTCATTAAAGGTTTTTGATAAATTTTCTACAAATACAGTTCAATCAAGCACAAACACTGGTTTAGAAGAAAAGGTATTTTGCTCATTATTTATTCCAGCAAATACACTTTCAGATGGTAAATTTATAGAATTAAATAATTTCATTATATCACAATCTACACTTTCAACTTGGTCAGTAAACGTATGGTATGGAACATCGCCAGTTATTGGAAATGGAATAAAAGTTGCAGAATTTTCATCAACTGCTTTGGTTTTTTGCAAAAATTTTAAAAGAACATTTTGGCTTAAAAATAACCAATTAGTTGGATTGAACAATACATCATCACAAATTTCAGACGAGGGTTCAAATACTGGACAACAACCTCCAGTAGTTGCACAATCAATTAATTATGGACTAAACTATTATTTTTATTGGACAGTTCAGTTTGCAACAACACCAGTAGGCTCGGTAAATTCACAATACATATTAGCAAAAATTTATTAACGAAAATGCAAATTAATTAACTAAATACGTTATATACATATGAACACAGAAGCAAGAGTTTTAGCTACGCTAAACAAGATTAAAGAGGTACAATCCAAAAGAAAAGATTTGGGTGCTATCGAGGATGCAGTAAAAGAAGTACAAGACAATATTTTTACAATAGTTACAAATATTGAAACTTTACTTTATAGTCTAAATACTGAAACAGAACAAATTGTTGATGGTATGTTCGGATATGCTATGCAAGCAAAAGATATGGTAACAACTGCACAATCTACTTATGATGAGTACGAAGCAGAATATTTAAAATTAGCACAAGAGTTAGATGCACTTGGTTTGAGTTATGAAGGACTTGATGTGTCAATTAGAAGTGATTTTAAAGATGCTATAAATTATGCTAATTTGTTAGCGAATACAGAATTGTAATTATGACAACAGAAAATCAAATACAAGTGAACTTACAGAAGTTCAAAAGTAAAAAGCAAAATTTAGGAATTGTAGAGGATATCCTTACTCAAACTTATTCTGAACTTTCAGATTTACAAATGCAAATGAAAGACATTTATCTTAAATTTGAAGACAATATGAATTCAACATTTGATAATATAAGTAATGAAATTGAAAGTTTAGGAACTGATGCAAATTATGCACAAAGCGAATATACTATTTTGCACGATAAATTTTTTGGTTTAATTGACGACTTGGGGCAATATGGCGATTTTAGTACAGATATAGTAGATGAAATGTCAACAAATTTTGATGATAATATTCAAAGAGTATCAAATATTCAAAATGAAGTAATGGGTAAATTTTAATTAATAAATAAAAATGAAAAACACAGAAATTTTAAGACGAGTAAATGCTTTGTTAAACAGAAACGTAAAGTTAGAACAAGCGACATTGGATAATGGTACAGTTATCGAGTTCGACAGTTTAACTGCTGGTAGTCCTATTTTCTCAATCGATGGCGAGAACAAAAATCCATTAGAGGTAGGAACTTATACATTATCAGATGGTACAGTTATCGAGGTAACAGAAATTGGTGCTATTGCAGAAGTGAAAATGCCACAAGGAGAAGCAGAAGCAGAAGTTGAAGCTGGGTACGATAAAAAGAAAAAAGAGGAAATGGCAGACGTTCCAGCTACACTTGAAGAAATTTTAACAGCAGTAGTAGATGCTATGCAACCAAAATTAGACGAACTACAAGCTAAAATCGATGCTTTAGGAGGTGCTACAACTGAAATGAAAGCGACTCTTTCAACTGAAAAAGCAAGACGACCTTTGACACACAAACCAGCTGAAAAAGTAGAATTGAAATCAAATTCGTTTGATCCTCAATCTATGATTTTTGCAAAGTTGGCTAACATAAACAACTAACAAATGGCAGTAGTAAACAACGGAACAGTAAATGCATTACCAGCTGACAGATTGCCAAGTGGTTATACATTACCAACTGTAACAACAGTACCAGATTTCCATTATCGTTATGATACAGTAATTCCAATTACAGTTTCAACAACTGTTCAATCAACTGCATCAGCAACAATGACACAAATTGTTACAAATACAAGTACGGCAGTAAAAGCAATTTTGGATGCTGATTATTTAGCAACTGCAACTGTTGTAGGATATGCAGTAATAAATGACATACAGTCAAATTTTACACCAACAAGCAATGCGACAACTATGTCGTATTTATTGAGTGCGACAGTAAATCAGTATTTGGTATCAGTAACAATTTTCGTAAAAGCAACATAAAAAATAACTTAAAAAATAAATAATAAAATGGCAAATTCAATTTCAAATCAAGTATTAAGAGAGAGAGCAAAAACTCTTACAGTAACTACATCAACTACATTATTAGAAAATGACTCTTTTCAAGAAATAAACGTAGCAACAGATGCTTTGGTTATTACATTACCAAAAATTTCTGCTGACAATTTAGGTTTAACCTATACAATCAGAAACACTGGTGCAGATGCTAATAACATCATCACTTTGTCTCCAAATGCATTAGACGCATTTATTGGTGGATTCCCTTTCGTAACTGGTTCAACTGCATCTATGAACAGAGCAAGTGGAACTGTAAACAAAGATTGGATTAATACAAAAGCAACTTCTAAAAAAGGAGACTGGGTTACTATCAAAGCAGTATCATTGACAAATTGGTACATCCAAGGTGGTCAAGGAGTTTGGGCATCAGAAGCATAATCAATAATATAAAAATATAACATAAAATGAGAAATTTAAGAAACACAAAATTGAGTACAGTAAACAACGTATCAACTTCATACGCTGGGGAATTTGCTGGTAACTATATTGCAGCCGCAGTTTTATCTGCAAACACTATTGCAAATGGTGGAGTTACAATTAGACCAAATGTCAAATTTAAAGAAGTGGTTAAAACATTAACTACAAGCAATATCATTCAAGATGCGTCTTGTGATTTTGATGACAGTGGAGTAGTAACACTATCTGAAAAAGTATTGACAGTAGCAGAAAAACAAGTTAACATACAACTTTGTAAAACTCCATTTCAATCTGATTGGGATGCAGTACAAATGGGATATTCTGCGTTTGATGTGATGCCATCTTCATTCTCTGATTTCTTTATCGGAAAAATATTAAAAGATGTTGCAAAAAGTACCGAAGAATTTTTATGGAATTCAACTAATGGATTTCCTAAATTGTTAGTTGACGATGGTGCACAAAAAGTAGCTACAACTTCTATAACAGATTTAACTGTAGTTCCACAATTGAAATTAGTTGTAGCAGCACTACCTCAAGCACTTTATGGTAAAGAAGATTTGAGATTATTTGTATCTCAAAAAGTAGCAAAAGCATACATATCTTCATTAGGTGGTTTTGGAGCAAATGGATTGGGTTCTAATGGATTTGCAAATCAAGGTTCAACTTGGTACACTAATGGAACTTCACTTACCTATGATGGAATTCAAATGTTTGTAGCCAACGGATTAAATTCAATTGATAGTGGAAACTCTATGGTATTGACAACAGTTGAAAACCTATACTTCGGTACTGGTTTGTTAGATGACTATAACCTTGTGAAAACCATTGATATGGCTGACATTGATGGTTCAAAAAATGTAAGATTTATTATGCGTTGGACACAAGGTCTTCAAGTAGGATTTGGTGCTGACTCGGTAGTATTCTCTTCATTGTAATTTAAGGGGGCAGAAATGCCTCTTTTATCAATTAATTTTAAAAAAATATATATATGGCTTGTACATTAACAAAAGGGCGTAAATTGGCTTGTAAAGATGCCGTAGGTGGTATCAAAGCAATTTACTTGGCAGAGTACGGAACTTTAGGAACTGCAACAATAGCTTCGACTGGATATGTAACTGCATTTTCTTTAACGAATTATACTTTGTATCAATTTGATGTAAAGAGTGCATCGGGATTAGAGCAGACTATTAATTCAAGTGATGACAATGGTACTACTTTTTACGAGCAAGTATTGACATTAGTATTGACAAAACTTGACCCCGAAACACAAGTTCAATTGCAATTAATCATAGCAAATAGACCTCACGTATTCGTACAAGATAATAATGGGAATTATATGGCAGTAGGAATGACAAGAGGTACTACAACTACTGGTACAATTTCAAGTGGAGTTGCATTGGGCGACCTTAATGGTTATTCACTTACTATTACGGGTCAAGAGCCATTAATGGCACAATTCGTAACTGCAAATTTAATAACTGGTAAAGTATCGGCAACTCAAATAACTCCAGCGTAATTACATCTATGGACGGATGATTGGACTGTTGGATTACGGTCGGAAAATGGTAGTATTAATTTGCTACCATTTTTTTTATGCAAAATTCAAAAATCTTACGTTATACTAATATGATAATAGTAAACACAAATGTATTACAAGTTTTTAATATTATTCCAAATAAGCCATTTGGAGCAATTGTCAACAACAATCGTGTAAAGATTACAAATGAAACAACAAAACAAACTTTTGATACTTCAATACAAGTTATTTCGTATGTCAATGATATTTGTCAAATAGAAATACGAGAAATATACAATTTTTGGAAAGAGGATAATTTCTATACTTTGGAAGTTTATCTTATAACTACATCAGATATGCTCTACAAAGACAGATTGTTTTGTACAACTCAATTACAAAGCACTTATTCAATTAATAATGGGCAATACGTTACACCGACCATAGACAACAACAGTTACATAACAATATGAAAGAGAAAAAAGAAGCACCAAAAAAGTCTCCATTTGGATTTATACAACTATCGACTTATACAAGTCCTAAAATAGTTGAACTTAAAAATCAAGATTGGATTGCATATGGCGAGGACAACGATTACTTTGGATATTTGCAAGATAGGATAAATGGGAGTCCTACGAATAATGCTATTGTAAATGGTATAAGTCAGATGATATTCGGAAAAGGAATTGATAGTACCGATGCTTTATTGAAGCCAGAAGATTATGCACAAGCGATGTTGTTACTCGATGACGATACAGTTGAAAGACTATGCTACGACTTTAAAGCGATGGGTAATTGTGCAGTTCAAGTGGTTTATTCTATGGACAGAACACGAATTGTAGAATGTAACCATTTCCCAGTTGAAACTTTAAGAAGTGGAAAATGTAACGATGATGGCGATGTAGAATTTTACTACTATGCAGAAGATTGGAGTGAAATAAATGCACGAAAATTACCGACACCTATTCCCGCATTTGGAACGAGTTCAGAAAGCGAAGAAATATTATACATCAAACCTTACAAGACTGGGTTCTACTACTATTCTCCAGTAGATTATCAAGGAGGATTACAATATGCAGAACTTGAAGAGGAGATTTCAAACTACCATTTGAATAATGTTATGAACGGATTGGCACCAAGTATGCTTATCAATTTTAATAACGGAACTCCTACTGAAGATGAACAGAGACAAATTGAGAGAGACATACAAGCAAAATTTAGTGGAACTTCAAATGCTGGGCGTTTCATTTTATCATTTAACGATAGCAATACTTATGGTGCTACTATTGAGCCAGTACAGTTATCCGATGCACATAATCAATATCAATTCCTTTCAGACGAGAGTATGCGTAAAATTATGGTATCACATAGGGTAATTAGTCCTATGCTTTTAGGAATTAAAGACAATTCTGGGTTTGGAAATAATGCAGACGAACTTAAAACTGCATCTATTTTGATGGACAATACAGTTATTCGACCTTTTCAAAATTTACTTATAAAAGAATTTGATAGAATGTTAGCGTTTAATGGAATTGCATTAAACTTGTATTTTAAGACTTTACAGCCTTTAGATTTTGAAGAGCCTATCAATGTTCCACTTCCAACTAATCAGCCTTTAAATCCACCTCAAAATGCCCTTAAAAAGGATGTTCCTAGTTTAGATATAGAGTTAGGAAAGCAGATATTGGCAAATTTAAAAGGAGAGCCTAAAAAAGATAATTGGATGTTGATTGATATTCGACCATCAAACGAAAACGACAAGCAGTTAAATTCACAACTTAAGAAATTAAGTTTAGCAAGTGTTATTCCGAGTACTGCAAATGAAGATAGTGAGCAAGACAATTTACTTTTCAAAATAAGATATGAGTACGTTGGAAATCAAAGTCCAGAAAGAGAATTTTGTCAAAAAATGATGTCTGCTGGTTTACTTTATCGTTATGAAGATTTGGATAAAGATTTAAGTAACAACGCTGGGTTCGGAGTAGAGGGTGCAAGTACATACAATCTATTTTTATACAAGGGTGGAGTGAATTGCAAACATTGGTGGATGCGTAAAGTGTATATGCAAATTAACGACCAAGAGATTTCAGTTAATGAAGCAAGAAGAATTATTAAAGAGATTTTACCAAATATGCGAGGTGAATTTCAATTCCCAACTAATCCGATAGAAGTAGCACAAATAGCAAGTGAGTATAATGATTTTTGGAGATATAACGAAGGAATATAAATATGGCAACAACATTATTCATAACACCGAAAGACTTAAAGTCAAATACCATATTGAACGGAAATGTGGACACTGATCTGTTTATCAATTTTATCAAGATTGCCCAGCAGATGCACGTACAAAATTATTTGGGTACACAACTTTATAATTCAATTACTACCAAAATAACAACTTCAACTTTGACTGGGGATTATTTAGATTTAGTAACAGATTACATTCAACCGATGTTAATTCATTATGCAATGGTAGACTACCTTCCATTCGCAAATTATCAGATTAGAAACGGAGGGGTGTTCAAACATAAGACTGAAAATTCAGAAAGTACAACTAAAGATGAACTTGATATTTTGGTTCAAAAACATCGTACATTTGCAGATTTTTATTCAAAAAGATTTGTAGATTATATGGGTATTTTTGCTTCAAGTTTATTCCCAGAGTACTGGACAAACAGAAATGATGATATGTTTCCAGACCGAAATCCAAGTCCAGTTAGCTGGGTGCTATAAGTATTTTAAAGCCATTTTTAGGCATTTTAAGGAACTTTATACAGTTTCTATATTAGTTTATATAAATTGAGAGAACTTACAAAATCCTATTTTTATGATAGATAGAGAGAGCAAAAAAAGCAAAATCAAAAATGATGATTTTCAAGGTAAAAATGAAAAATTGAACATAAAAAAAACATATAAAATCAAAAATTCCAATATTCAAAAAATGATGGAATACTTAAAATTGAAGAAATAAAATGACACAAGAAAACGTAAAAGTAATTGCAGTAAATGGAACAATTTTCGGTCTGTCATTTACAAGCATTGAAAATACAATGAGAGTATTTTTATTGGCAATGTCAATCGTATATACGGGAATAATGATTTATAAACTTTTAACAAGAAAAGATGCAAATAAGTAAACACCTTACGTTTGAAGAATGTACGCATTCTGATACTGCTGACAAATTAGGAATTATAAATAACAATCCTACTTTAGATTCAATAGCAAATATGAAACTATTGGCTGAAAAAGTATTTGAGCCGATGAGAGAACATTTTAAGAAACCAATACATATTTCGAGTATGTATAGAGGAATACCTTTGAATGTAGCAATAGGGGGTTCTACAACAAGTCAGCACGTAGGAGGACAAGCAATGGACATTGATATGGGAGACAAACAAAAACCGAGTAACTTTGAGATATTTCAATACATCAAAAAGAATTTGGAGTTTGACCAATTGATTTGGGAATTAGGAGATGACAAAAATCCAAGCTGGGTTCACGTTTCATACTCAAATGTAAAAAACAGAAAACAAATTTTAAAAGCGAGAAAAAATCAATTAGGAAAAACTTACTATGAAAACTTTAAATAAAATAATCGATATGGCTGATATAAATAGAATACCAGAACCAATTAAAAACTTATTGGATGGAGCAGCACAAGAATACGCAATTTCAACACACACTACCAACGCTGGTTTTATACTTCGTTTCATTTGCAAGTTTATAAAACCAAGTACGATTATTAAAATGTTTGCACATAAATTGAGCAAGTAGAACAGTTCTAACGTGAAATGTGAGTTATTTTAAACCACTTTTAAAGGACTTTTATAGTAAAATGATGTTATCTTACCTTTATGCAATTTATCATTCATTAGAGGTAAGATTTCGTTTTTTAGTTGAAATTTTATTTATGAACTAATTGGTATAAATAATAATATAATATATAATAATATATATATATAATAATATTAATATAATAAATCTTTTAAAACTAATTTTATATATGTTTAATCCACAACCAAAAACAAAGAAAGTAAAAAAGCCAAGTAGATCTTCATTGGTAAAAAAACTCGATACAGAGTTTAGCATATATGTTAGAAGGAGATTTGCCGTTGATGGTAAAGCAAGTTGTTTTACGTGTGATAAAATAGACGATTGGAATAAATTACAATGTGGACACTTTCAAAGTAGAAAACATTATGCAACACGCTGGGATGAAAATAATTGTCAAGTACAGTGCGTAGGTTGTAATGTAATGAGATATGGAGAGCAGTATAAGTTCGGAATACATTTAGACCAGATATACGGAAATGGAGTTGCAATTAATTTATTAAGAAAAGCAAAAAGTGAATTTAAGATTAAAGATTTCGAGTTAATAGATTTAACAGAATATTATAAAAATAAAATTAAATTACTTGATATTAAATAAAAATATCTATATTTGCGAGACTTATGCTCGATATGTTAATATTCGCTCATAATTTTGTTTTAGTGAACAAGAAAACTTCGCCTATGTTTTAGACATATGGCGTTTTTTTTTCGTTTTTTTTTTGCAAAATGTTTTTTTTATTAAAAAATTGTTCGTTTGTTTGCTCTCGGATTTGATTGATGTATTTCAAATCTGGAGGTGTTGACATTCCGAGAATTGTCAGTCAAGAGCAGACTCTAAAAATCGAACTGCGAGAAACAGTCAGTCGAGAGACCAAATTCTCCACGAGCCCAAATAGGTAGTATGTGCGAGACAGAGCGATTAAAAGCGTTATTTGTCGGATTTCGGTATGTGAATATCGGTCTAGGAAGAGAATTGTGTATATGGATGATATAGCCATACTGACGAGTCACAGAATGACGAAACACTAAAACTAAAATTATGACACAGATTGAGATTGAAAAATTGTTCGTTGATAAATTCAACAAATTTACAGAGCCACAACAGAGAGTTATTAAATATTTATTAGCTGGTGCTAAAATAACTACTGTAAATAAACATCATCAAAGTGGTGGAGATTATATGTGGATTTTACAAGAGGGTGGAAATCCTTGTTATGCTGGTTCAGTTTATAAAGCATTTTGGGGTGTAGGTAATACCATTAGAAAGTTGACTGGAGTAGATGTTAAGATGGGAGAATTTTATTACGTGAATACAAACTTTAGAGTTTCATTTTAATTATTAGAAATATGAAATACTTTTTACAGAACAAAAATCCACAAATATACGCTGGGGTTATTATAGCAGTTTATTTTATCACAAGAATTTTAAT